ACGATATGGACGAGGCTGCGGCGCGGGCGAGGGCACGGAAAGTTGGAGACCCCAGGTTTGAGCGGACAGAAGAAAACATAACATCAAAAATATGGGTTCTTGTAGATCCATCTGGGAATGAACATATAGTTCGGAATTTGAAGCTATGGGCAAGCGAAAATTATGAAAAGTTTGGGAAGGATGACTCTGAAAGGTCTATCAAACAAATAGCGCAAGGGTTTTATATGATTGCATTATCGTTAAGAGGGAAGAAAGCACCTCCAAGACTAACATACTTTGGTTGGACATTGAAGGATTTGCCAAGAGAGCTGGAGGATGATAAAGATGGACTGGATCAAATGCACTGATAGGATGCCACCAGACATGGAGCCGGTGATGGTGACAGCCTTTCATAGAGGATTTGTTGTAGACGCAGAACCCGGTGAAAAATTTGTGTCTCACGATGTAAGGTGGAATGAAAAATTGCAGGCGTGGGAAGTACAAGAGTGGAATATTTGCGAAATGGAATGGACGACATGGCATGATTTAGAGGTTACTAACTGGATGCCATACCCTGAACCGGCGGAGGATTGATGATATGCACAAACTGACGAACAAGCAGTACGAGGAATACATGAAGATGATCCGGGATAAGGAAGAAGGGCGACTGCTCACCCCTGATGGCTTACGGATGATATGTTCGGCAAACAAGTATGACCCGGAGAAGATAGGGCTTCACATGCTGGCGGTGTTGGCGAATTGGAATAAGGTGGATGTATAGGAGGTAAAATGAGAGAAGTTGCAGGGGAATATAATACCGCTAAGATTTTTACAGATGTTGTTGACGATGCTTCCATTGCACAGGTTAAGGAATTGTGCGATCAAGAGTTTTGCACTGGAAGTAGAATTAGACTGATGCCTGATATTCATGCTGGAGCTGGATGTACTGTTGGGACTACAATGACAATCAAGGATAAGGTTGTGCCAAACCTTGTCGGGGTTGACATTGGCTGCGGAATGGAAACCGCTAAAATCAAAGAATCCAATCTTGATATGGAACGGCTTGACAATGTTATTCGAGAGAATATACCGGCAGGGTTTGAAATAAGGTACAATGCACACAGGTATTTTGACCGAGTAGATTTATCGGCTTTGCGCTGTGCGGATAAAGTTGACTTAGAAAGAGCGAAAAAAAGCGTCGGGACATTGGGCGGCGGCAACCACTTCATCGAAGTTGACCGGGATGAACAAGGGCGACTCTACATCGTAGTTCATTCTGGCAGTAGGCACTTGGGATTGGAAGTTGCAAAGTATTATCAAGAGGCTGGATACAAAAAATTATCCGACAAAAACGATGGCCTTGAAAAACTAATAGAAGAATTAAAAGCTGCTGGTAGACAGAGCGAAATCCAACAGGAAATCAAAAGATACAAGTCTGAATATAAATGCGATATTCCTAAGACGCTTGCCTATGTTGACGGGGCTTTATTTGATGACTACATTCACGACATGAAAATAGTCCAAAGGTTTGCTGAAATTAACAGGCAGGCTATGATAGACGGGATCGTGTCTGGAATGGGAGTTCATGTTGAAGATCAGTTTACGACAATTCACAATTACATTGACACTGACAGCATGATACTTCGTAAGGGTGCTGTATCTGCCAAAAGCGGTGAGGTTTTGCTTATACCTATTAACATGAGGGACGGAAGCATTATCGGAATTGGCAAAGGAGATGAAGATTGGAATTGTTCCGCTCCGCATGGTGCTGGACGCTTAATGAGCCGGGCGAAGGCTAAAGAGAGGTTTACCGTTGCAGAATTTGAGAAGCAGATGAGTGGAATTTATACCACATCAGTCAATCAGGAAACGCTTGATGAATGCCCGATGGCTTACAAGAGTATGGAAGCAATCACGGAGAATATAGAGCCAACAGTTAAAATTTTGAAAATCATCAAGCCAGTATATAATTTTAAGGCTGGTGGAGATTAAATATTGCACCCCGCCACAGGGCGGGCGTATATAGTGCCAAGTGCCTCTCCAAATGGAGCGAACAGTGCCAAGTGCCTTTTATCTTAAGGGATAGGAGGCACTTTTTTCATGGAAATTCGGGGGTTGGTAGAGAGGGCATTTCAGAGGGATTTGTCCGACCCGTCTGCGCTATTTGATGCATTTGATTCGATCAGATTGTTGGAGCCAGAGGATTTTAAGCTGGCTCATGAGAAAAACAAAGAGGTACGTCGGCTGTCTGCAAAATTCGCCGCAGAACAAAAAAGCCTCCGTATGTTCGAGTTGAACAAGCGGAGTCTGCTGTTTGATGCGCCGTATGATTTTGATGCGGCGATAAGATATGCTGAGTGGGATAGAGAACCGAAGAAAAAGTTCTATATGCCACGCAGAAAGCAGTTGCTTCCGGTTGTTCAAGCTATGCAGCGGCTATCTGAACGGAAGATACGCATTTTGGGTGTTATGGCTCCCCCAGGCGTCGGGAAGACCACCATTGAATTGATGTTCATGGTGATGGAGGGGTTAAAGAATCCAGATTTAAGCATTCTGATGGGTTCGCACTCAAACTCATTCCTACGTGGGGCTTATGAAGAAGTTGGGCGGATGTTAGACCTCAAAGGGGAGTATTTGTGGAAAGATATTTTTCCATCTGTTCAAGTTTGCAAAACAAACGCCCAAGACATGCGAATTGATCTTGGAAAACGAAAGCGGTTTGAGACCTTTGAGTTTTCGTCTATAGGCTCTGGTAACGCGGGCAAAGTACGTGCCTCGAATCTTCTGGTAGCAGATGACCTTGTACCTGATATCGAGTCCGCAATGAGCAAAGAGCGCATGGACAAGCTCTGGCAGCAGTATTATACAGACCTCATGCAGCGTATGATCGGAGATTGTGTCCAGCTTCTTGTCCAAACACCTTGGACGTTGCATGACCCCATTGACCGACTTGAACTAGCCCATGCAGAAGACCCGCTGGCAGAGTTTATCCACCTACCCGCTTTGGATGAAAATGATGAGAGTAATTTTGATTATCCGTATGGGCTTGGGTTTACCACGGCATTCTATCACAATCAAAGAGATGTTATGGACGATGCTTCCTGGAGGGCACTATACATGACTCAGCCCATTGAGCGTGAAGGACAGCTCTACAATGAGGATGAGCTGCGCAGGTATTTTGAACTTCCTGACGGTAAGCCCGATGCCATCCTGTTTGTATGCGATACGAAGGACAAAGGCACTGATTACTGCGTCATGCCGATTTGTTACCAGTACGGAAATGACTTTTATTGTGAAGACGTAGTATGCGACAACAGCAATCCAGAGGTTGTAGAGGCGCGGCTGGTGTCAAAGCTCGTTCAGCACAAGGCTCAGATGGGCCAGTTTGAAAGCAATAGTGCTGGCGGTAAAGTGGCAGAAAAAGTTCAAAAAGAAGTGAAAGAAGCTGGGGGAATTGCAAAAATAACAACAAAATATACTACATCGAACAAAGAGACGCGGATCATAGTCAATAGTCCATTCATCAAAGACCGTGTTTTGTTTAAGGATAACTCTGTTATCAAAAAAGATAAAGAATACAGACGAATGTTGAATTTCCTTTGTGGGTACACGATGGTCGGTAAGAATCGAAATGATGATGTCCCAGATGCGTGGAGCCTATTTGCCGAATATGTCCAACAACTTGAGGGAAACAAGGTTGAAGTATTTAAGCGACCATTTTAAAATCTCGAATAAGCCATTAGACACATATAGATATATAGGTTGTTATCTTAACAACGATTGATGTATAATATATTTGGGTAAACATAATTATCCAATTTTCCTCCCCTTTCGGGCTGTGACCAACCACGGCCCAAAGGATAACCCACTCCCCCGGCAGGGTATCTAGTGAGCAGATATTAAACGGAAAGGAGAGCCTCTCTTGTACGTTTCCTGCCGGGGGACTCCCTTCACGTTAACCTGCTCCAGAGTTTCGCAATCGAAGCCGACATGCGGAGAAGATAACGATATACCCCTCCAATGCGTTGACGCCTACGTCCCTACGCGGGTATTAGTATTGGCGGGGACATATGCCGCAGCACGATGCAGCCCACAATCAGGGCCGGAGGGTCGCGCCCTCCATGCGGCAGAGCCGACAGTCATAGTGTCGGGTAAAAAAGCGGTGGCAGCTATGACCTGTCCCGGCGCTATCCCGCTGAAAACTACCTGTACCGGATCGGGTAAAGTACCATATGGCATATCCATATGACGCAGGTGTGACAATCTAAGCGGGAAGCGCACATACGCCGCCTCGCAGTTGCGAGAGACGGGAGCGATGCCAAAGACCGAAAGGAGTCGTCCATTGAATGAAGATTGACGTTTATTGTCCTGTTTGCGCTGCCGCCGGTATCAATCATGGAAAAGGGCGGCTTTTGATGCAGGTGGATAGTAAGGCAGTTGGTATTGTTTACCCATACTGTAAGGCTTGCAAGAAGAACATTAAAATCGAATTGAAAGGCGAAAAGAGCGCCTGAAAATATATAGTTTAGTGCCAAGTGCCTCCGGGCAATGCCTGGACGAAGCGTGCCGAGTGCCGAGAGTGGACCTTTACGGGTCTGTTCTTGGCACTTTTTTTGTTGTTCTGGAGGTGACAAGGTGACTGAAAACGATACTGTTCGGGCTATATCCGAATGGCCGGTTGATGGCCTGACTGGTCGGCGCAAAATCTACACCGCAAAAAAGAAAGTCACCCCGGAAAACGTGGTGGAGGTGCTGGGTAAGGCGCTGGCCGTACATCGCATGAACAGGGCAGAAATGTCCTATTTGTTTGACTATTACAAAGGAAAACAGGACATCCGCTTAAAAGATAAAATCGTCCGCCCGGAGATCAACAACAAGGTGATGATTAACCGGGCGAACGAAATCGTGGTCTTCAAGTCTGCTTACCTCCTGGATGGCCCAATCCGCTATGTGTCCAACGGTGGAGAAGATGATATTTCCGCCAGTGTGAACACGCTCAACGAGTATATGCGATCTGAGAGTAAAGACACACTGGACAAGGAATTAGCGGACTGGATGCACATTTGCGGCATAGCGGTACGCATGGTACTCCCTGACGAAGCTGGTGAGGAGGACGGTTCCCCGGCATCCATCTACACACTCGACCCGCGAGCGGCGTTCTGCATTTACCATAGCGGCGTAGGGCAGAAAAAGGTCGCTGGTGTTCTGGAACAGGTAGACGAGGAGGGCCAGCCATACTTCTGCGTTTACACTCCTAAATGGTATTTCGAGGTGCAGAATGGCCAGATCACAAAGCAGGAAGCCCGCACCATCCCCTATATCCCCATTGTGGAGTATGTAAACAATGACGCCCGCATGGGTGCGTTTGAGCCGGTCATTCCCATTCTGAATGCCATCAATATGATTGAGTCCAATAGATTGGACAGTATTCAAGATTTCGTCAACGCTTTTGACGTGTTCCAAAACTGCGAGTTGGAGAACGGACAGTATAAGGAGCTGGCAAAGGGCGGCATGGCAATCACCATCAAGAGCGTTCAGCCCGGCATGGAGGCCAAAGTATACCGCATTGCGTCTGAACTGAACCAGACCAATACGCAGACCATTGTGGACGATTTGGAGGACGCATATCTGACCATCTGCGGGATGCCAAACCGGAATGGAGGTTCCTCTACCAGTGATACCGGGCAGGCGGTCATTTACCGTGATGGGTGGTCTTCCGCTGAGAGCCGGGCCAAGGACACGGAAAAGACCTGGGAGCGGTCGGAACGGGAGTTCCTGCGGCTGGTGCTGTATATTTGCCGGGAAACTGGCGATTTAGGTTTGCAGCTATCCGACATTAAGCCGGAGTTCACCCGCAAGAACCTGTCCAATATCCAGTCCAAGGCGCAAGTTCTAGCGGAGATGCTGAACAATAGCAAAATTCATCCGAAGTTGGCGTTCCAGTACAGCGGGCTATTCAGCGACCCAGAGGAGGCTTACCGTATAAGTTCCCAATATGCCGAGGAACAGCAACGCAAGATGGAGCGGAGTTTGAGAGATGAACTGAATACCAACAGGGACACAAATATAACTGTGGAGGAAAGAAACAATGATGTCTCCGTTTCGGAATGACCCGTTCAGCATGGTATATCAAGCATTTCAGAACCTTTATCCTGGAAAAGAGTGCGAGTGCTACTTTGAGCCTGACTTGAAAGCAGACGATGGAGACAAGGCGTATGGTCTCACAAATTTCTGCGATGATGGAGAAATTCAAATTTTAGTAGACCCGAATGTGGACATTGAAAACGCAACAGAAATTTTTGCACACGAACTTGCACATGTAGCCGTTGGATATGACGCTAAACATGGCCCGGAATGGGATGCCGCTTTTGATGCAATTCTCGATGAATACAACCGCATAGGGGATGAACTGTTTGGAAAACAAAAACCCTTATGACCTCACCGATAAAGCCATCGACCTTTTGAATAGGAGGGCGGTCAAGCGGTTTGAGGACGCCAAAGACGAAGCGGCGCTGGCGAAATTTGATGAACTCAATGTGCTGGAAGTCACCCGAACACTGTATCAAGACCTCGCCCATGATAATCAGGAAATCTTTCTTGAACTGGCGCAAGAGCGGTATCAGGAGACCGAACCGCACGGAAAGGAACCACCTGATTTAGCGTGGTTACTGGCATTGCTGGCGGCGTACAACGCTGTGACGAAATACCAGTATTCCCACGAATGGGAGCGCAAGCGTGACCGCACAGCGGAGGCTATTAACTCGACCACCGCAAAGGTCACAGAGTTTCGACGGGGCCTTTCCTACTGGGCGCAGATGACGGAATGGTATGCGGTGGAAGTCACAGACCAATCCACACTGAAAGCATTTCAAGACAGCGGTGTGCGCTATGTGAAATGGAACACCATGAATGACGGGCGTGAGTGCTCCGCTTGTAAGGAACGAGACGGGAAAATTTATCCCATCCGGAGCATACCAAGCAAGCCCCACCCTGGTTGCCGGTGCTGGTATACCCCGGCGGAGAAAAAGTGAATTTAAGCGGCCCAGCCGTTTGAATATGGCCCCAGAGAAGGGGCGGTACAAATCTCCCAACAGCGAGAGAACGCTTAATAACCCAAAAACATAGTGAGAGAACACTTACAAAACCCAAAAGGAGAATTTACATGAAGATTTCCACCGACAGCATCCAGGGCTTCGCGGAAATGAGCGACGCCGACAAGGTTACTGCCCTGCTGGGGCTTGATGTGCCTGACCCGGTTGATCTGAGCGGCTATGTGAAGAAAGAAGTTTTCGATGCCAAGGCTACCGAGGCGGCCAACCTGTCCAAGCAGCTCAAATCCAAGATGACCGATGACGAGGCCGCAAAGGCGCAGGCTGACGCTGACCGCAAGGCGCTGGAGGACAAGTACACCGAACTTCTGCGCAAGTCCACTATTGCCGAGCACACCGCCCGCTATATCGCCATGCCGGGCTATGACGAGAAGCTGGCCCGCGAGACAGCAGAGGCGCTGTTTGACGGCAAGATGGATGTGGTCTTTGCCAATCAGCAGAAAGCCAACGCTGCCTATGAGAAGAAGTTGCGGGCTGATCTGGTGAAGCAGGACCCGAAGCCTGACGGTGCTGGTGGTGGAGAGGGCGGCAAGGATGAGGCCGTGGAGTTTGCCAAGAAACTGGGCAAGCAGCGGGCCGATGCCCTCAAAAATGCAAACGAAGGTTTGAAACATTACTTTTGATTGAAAAGGAGAGAAACAGATGAAGTTTACCAAGACTTCTGTTGGCGGCACCGTTGAGATTCTGGCCGCTGACGATTTTGTGGCGATTCCCATTTGTGTCACAGAAGCCGCTGCTGTCCCTGCCGGTATGCCCATGACCGCTGCAGGCAAGAAGGTGGCCGCTACCTCTTATGCTACCGCTGTTGGTATGCTGCTGTATGATGTGGACCCGACTGAGAATCCCAATGGTGCTCTGCTGGTACAGGGAGTTGTGGACAAGAAAAAGATCGAGGACCATGCAAGTATTACGCTGGACGCCACTTTCGACGTGCCCGGCATTATCCTGCGGGACAACATTGGCGTGAACGAGTAAGGAGGGATACATAATGGATTTGAGAGAAGTTTTTACTCCCGCTGCGATTGCGGCAAACTGGACTGAGGTTGCCTCAAACCAGATTCCCTACCTGGGTGCTACGCTGTTCCCCGCCCGCAAGAAGGCTGGTCTTGACTTGTCCTGGCTGAAAGGCTCCCGTGGGCTGCCTGTCTCTCTGATGCCCTCCGCATTCGACACGAAGGCCACCTTCCGTGATCGGATTGGATTTGAGAAACTGGAGACCGAGATGCCTTTCTTCCGCGAGGGCTATAAAATCAAAGAGAAGGACCGCCAAGAGATGCTGCGGGTACAGGAGTCTAGCGACCCCTATGCTGCCGAGGTGATTGCCCGTGTATTTGACGATACCCGTGACCTTATTGACGGCGCGAACGTTGTTCCTGAGCGCATGATTATGCAGCTGCTGTTCCCTGAGGGTGGCGATGTGGGTATTGCGATCAAGGCAAATGGCGTGAACTATACCTACAAGTATGATACGGACGGCTCCTGGAAGACCTCTAACTACACCGCACTGACTGATACAGCCACTTGGGACAAGCCCTCTACGGCTGATCCCTTTGCGGCATTCAAGACGGTCAAGGACGCTATCCGTTCTAAGACTGGCACTGAACTGACGGTCTCGATTATGAACTCCTATACCTTCAATCTACTTGCTAAAACGGACGCCGTAAAGAACCGCTACTTGACCACCAACGGCCTGTCTCTTGGCTATCTGACCGACGCCGAAGTAAAGGCGGTTGTAGAGTCCACGTCCGGTCTGCGGATTGCAATTTACGACAAGCAGTTCCGGGACGAGGACAAGGTTGCCCATGCATTTGTGCCCAATGGCTATGTTTGTTTGATTCCTGACGGTGCTCTTGGTAGTACTTGGTATGGCACCACTCCCGAGGAGGCAGACCTTCAAGGAGCCTCCGGCGCCGAAGTTTCCATTGTGAATACAGGCGTTGCGATTACCCGTATTCTTCAGGAGCATCCTGTAAATATCAACACCTTTGCGTCTGAAATCGTCCTGCCCTCCTTCGAGCGCATGGACGAGGTGGCGGTGCTCAACGTCCTGGGGGAATAATCGGGTCTGACACTCTAACCATTTTCCCCGGCAGTCAGACCCTATTGGGGAAGCAGGTGTCCGAACTGGTAGGAGATGACCTGAAGGTATATGCTGACGGGTTTGTCACGGGTACATTCCATCATGTGACTGGTTACTCTGAGTTCAGTTCTATCCCTGGAGAAGACAGTGGGTACTATTTCCCGTTTCACCTGACGAAAACTGGAAGCAAGATGACCTTTAAGAAAAATGGGGTTCCAACCAAACAGGGCATCGCATTTGACCCGGACATTATTTTCCGGGTAACAAAGGATGACACCTTTGAAGTCCTTGTGGATGACAGCAGTGTTGTGAAGTTCAATTTTGCTGGGGCCACATTTGAGAGCTAAAAAAGCGGGAGGCAGCATGAAGTTTATTCCAAATTACCGCGTGTGCTATGGCGACCAGTTTTATGAGGCTGGGACTCCGTTCCCCATTAAGGCCGACGACGCGGATATGATGAAGCGGCACGGGACGGTGTTGGATGAACCGACGCCGCCTCCCGCGACTGAACGAAGGGCCGGGAGATCGAGGAGGGGGAATAATGGACAACTTAGCGAGACTGAAACTCCGAACCGAAGAGGTTGACGAAACTGTCCTGCAAGATTGCCTAGAGAGCGCAAAGTCAGCGATTATGGCCCGACGTTACCCTTTTCAAGAGTGGCCGGAGGAACTGGAGCGCCGGTATCTGGATTTGCAGTTCAGGTGTGCGCTTGACCTCTACAACAGAATTGGAGCAGAAGGCCAGCTCGGGCACACAGAAAACTCTATCAGTCGAACTTGGGAGTCCGCTTGGATTTCCGAATCGCTTTTGCAGGAAGTGACGCCGCTGGCCGGGAGGGTGACGTAATGACAGTCCATGTGCTGGGCGAAACATACACCCTGAATTTCATTCCGGAGGAAAACGACGAGGGCCTGAAAGACTGCGACGGCTACTGTGACGAGACCATCAAAACACTGGTGGTAAAGCAGTACAAGCGAGGAGAGCCGGGGAGCAAGAAGGCCCTCGACCTGCAAGAGAAGAAAAACTTCCGGCATGAGATTATTCATGCATTTCTCTACGAAAGTGGCCTTGCGGAAAACTCTGCCTGGGCGCAGGAGGAAGAAATGGTGGACTGGTTCGCCAAGCAGTTTCCTAAGCTGGCGGTAGCGTTTCGGGAGGTGGATGCCCTGTGAGAAGCCTCCTGCGCAACCAGCAGCCAGTATTCTACAAGCTTTACGAGGGCCAAGAGGAAATTGTGGATGAGTGGGGAAACCCTACCGGCAGCTATGTCCCCATTTACAGCGAATTGAAATCCACTATGCTCTGCGTCTCCCCTAACAAGGGGAATTCTGAGGTGGAACAGTTTGGCTCTCTGGAGGATTACGACCGGACGGCTACCACTGCCGACCCGCATTGCCCCATCGATGAGAACTCCGTGCTGTGGGTGGACGGGGCCGATACAGATGGCCCGTATAACTACATCGTAAAGCGGAAAGCCCCGTGGAAAAATTCTACGCAGTACGCCATAAAGAGGGTCACTGTGTCGGAGTACGAAGCAGAAAAGAGCCTGTTCGATCAGAAAGTAAAAGCGGAGGCCGCCTATGCTAACCATCAAACTGAAACTGAATACGGACTCCATCAATCAGGCGTTGAAGGAAGTCAAGGCGTACCAGAAGAAAGTTGAGCAGGCACCGCAAAAGCTGATTGAATACCTGACAGCGCAAGGCGTTGAGATTGCCAAAATGAACGTGTCTGACATGAACGCCTACGATAGCGGGGAGTTGTACAACAGCATCCACGCCGAGCAAAAGTCTGGTGTTGGGTATGTCATAGCGGACGCTGCCCATGCCGCTTTCGTGTGCTTTGGCACCGGCATCGTGGGAAAGAACAATCAACACCCGAATATCGCAATCGCCGGGTGGAAGTATGACGTGAACGACCACGGGGAACTGGGGTGGTGGTACATTGGACGTGATGGGCGGGCGCACTGGACCAAAGGTATGCCGTCCAGACCATATATGTACAACACGGCACAGCAACTCAGACAAATGGTTATCCCAGCGGCAAAGGAGGCGTTGAAGTGATTGACGTGGAGAGCCTGATATTCAGTCAGGTCGCAGAAGCCCTCCGGGTGGCTTTTCCAGGAATATTCGTTAGTGGCGAATATGTAGATACCCCCGCCAAGTTTCCCGCTGTTACTATTGTGGAGAGCGATAATACGATAGTACAGCGAATGCGAACGGCCAACATTGAAAATGCCGCAACGCTGATGTATGAGGTAAATGTTTACACCAACACCGTCGGCTACAAGAAGTCCGAGGCAAAAGACATTATGGAAGCCGTTGATGGCGAATTTTCCAAACTGGGATTTGCGCGGACAATGTGCAATCCTATTTCAAACCTGAGCGACGCCACGATCTACAGAATGGTGGCAAGATACACAGCCACGGTAGACAAGGATTTGTGGGTTTACCGTGCAGACTAATTCAGAAAAGAGGTAATTTACTATGGCAAGTCCCAGACTTTCTACTGCTGGAATGACACTTCAGTATGCCGTTGAGACTTCTGCGGGTACTCGCCCCACTACCGGCTATACCAAAATCCCGGAAGTAAAGTCCATGCCCAGCTTCAATCCCAGCCCCAACACCATTGACTCCACCACCCTGGAGGAGACCGAGTACATGACCTACGTCCAGGGCCTCAAGGACCTGGGCGGCGCTCTGGAGTATGGCGCTAACCTGACCGAGGACCTGATTGATGCGTGGGATACTCTGATGGGTGCTTACGATACAGCCGTTGAGGGCGGAAAGCAGGTGTGGTTTGCGGTGGTTCATCCGCAGCTGGCAGATGCTACTTACTTCGTTGGCACCCCGGCCCCCCTTGGCCTGAACGAGGCAAGCGTCGGCTCCATGCTGGAAACCACGCTTTATATCACCCCAAACAGCGCCCCTGTGATGGCGGCAAAACCCACCGAGGAACCCTGATTAACAATCTTGAGGAGGCATACAAATGAGCGAAAAGACCATTGATATTCAGGACATCGTAAAGCCTGCCCGCCTGACTGATGATAAGACCGGGCAAGTTTATGTCCTGGATTTTTCTCGTGAGAGTATTGTATTTGCTGAACGTAACAAATTCAAGCTGGAAGATGCCATTGAGTATCCTGTTACTGGCATGAGGGACCTGTTCTACTATGCGTTCCGCAAGAACCACCGGAATATCTCTAGGGAAAAGACAGACAAGTTGATCGAAAAGTGGGGCGGCGGCATCCCGGAGGAACTGGTGAAGCGGCTCATTCAGCTTTATCAGCAAGCTCTTGCGTCCAACTCTATCGTTGTTGACGAGGACGCCGCAAAAAACTCCGGACTGACTCTGGAGCTGTAAAGGGTCCAGAGTCATTTGAAGAACTGTTCGTGCGTGACTGTTCGTATTATCTCTCTATCGGTATGACATGGGAGCAATACTGGAACGGAGACGTGTGGATGGTGAACATTTATAGGGAGGCTGATAGACGTCGTATGGAGCGAACAAATGCGGAGTCCCATTTGATGGGAATGTACATTTATGAGGCTTTGTGCGACGTCTCCCCCATTCTTCATGCTTTTGCCAAAAATGGTGCAAAACCGATAGAGTATCGAACGGAGCCATATCCTTTGTTTGGGAAAGATAAGCCCAAAGAGAAATCTGAACAGCAGGAAGAGCGGGACGCATTGTTTGCAAAGGCGTATATGAGCCAGATGGTAAGGGCCGGAAAGAGCTGGGGGAAGAAATAGCGTCCCCGTTGCACCTTGAAAACTTCATAGAGATAGCGGAAACCTCGATACGCCAAGAAATAAAACGGCCCTCCGCCTATTCCTAAGCGGAGGGCGATTATTAAATTTCAGAACTTAAAATCTGAGGTTGAGTAATCATCAAACATGATGTTCCCACTTGCATGTATATCTTCTACTACTTCTGGCAATTCATCAAATCTGACCTCAACAAGATTTTCTTGATTTGCTGATATTGAATGGCTTGTGATATGTCCACTATCAACCCCATTTACATGCAAGTCAAAAAATCCAATTGTTAGATTTTGGCCCGTTTTATTGACAACAGAAAAAACTATTGCAGATTTTGGAACATCCAGATTATCAGCGGCATACACCGTTTCATACTCCACTACACCATTATATACTATAGAAATTTTATTGTCACTATACAAAGTATCGCCAATATTTAAGTCTCTTCTCTGACTTAATTCTTCATCTAATTCCTTTTGAGCATCCTGTTTAGTGGAGTCTACATCTTCTTTTGTTATAACAACAAGTTCACTTTTGTCATTCATGGTATCACAAAAAGCTATATCATCTCCGCTTTTGTATTCCTGGATTTGAATAGAAGTTTGGAAATTTTTCTCATCTGATGGACAATTGAAGATAACTGTCCCAAGGCATTTATACACAGATTGATTATTCTCGCAAATAATTTCAATCAATCGATCTACATCAATTGCACATACACTCGGGTCGTCCTGTCTTGCGTTCTCTCCGACAAAAGATATTTCTAAGTTATAGTAGTTACCCGTTTCATTGATTGACTCAATATCGACACGAAAACTTCTATTTTGCAAAAATGCGTTTTTCACATCTTCCGTGCTTGCAATTTCTGGATTGTTAGAATCTGATATATCATGATATTCATGTTCAGTACTCTCGCCACATGACGTTAACCCGATAATCATTAAAAAGGCAAATAGTACAGGAAAAAATTTCTTCATTTTAATCGCCCCCCTCATTATATGATACATCACACAACGGAAGGAAATCAATCAAAATCTTCGCTATCTCTATGAAGTTTGAGGTAGCGGAATTTTATATTTTAGTGCCAAGTGCTTTATTGCCAAGTGCCAATATAGAAAGGTGGTGGCAATATGGCCGTAGATATTGATAGCCTGCAAATTGAAATCGAGGCGACGTCCAGTGATGCAGCAAAGAAGATCGAGGCGCTTACTACTGCATTGACCGGGTTAAAAACCGCGGCTAAAGGAGGGGCGGGGCTTACAACCACCACAAAGCAGTTAAAGGCACTTTCGGAAGCAGCAAAGCTAATCAATGGCGCAAATCTGAATAGTGGGAAAATAAAAGAGTTCACGGCTGCAATGAATAGCTTGGCTGGTATCCAAAAAGCAAGCGGCCTTTCCTCCGCGATCAACGCACTAAAGAAACTTCCTGAGATTAGTGCGTCGCTCGAAAAGACAGACCTTGGTAAATTCGCAAAGCAGATGGAGCAGGTGGCCGCTGCTGTGCGACCGCTAGCGACAGAAATGCAGAAGGTATCCAATGGATTTTCAGCATTTCCGATCAGAATTCAGAGGCTTATTCAGAGCAACGCAAGTCTGACGGCATCAAATAGCAGAGCGGCAAGAAGTTTTGGCGTTCTTGGAACTGGTATCAGTTCTGCGGCAGCTAAATTTAGTATCTATTATTTAGCATTTAAGCGACTTGCCGATGTTATTTCCGGCTGGATAAAGTCGGCTAATGACTACGTTGAGACAGTCAATTTGTTTCAGGTCTCCATGGGTGAGTTTTATGACGAAGCCTATAACTATGCCATGCTGGTCAATGACCGACTTGGCATCGACCCCGAAGAGTGGATGCGTGCGCAAGGCGTGTTCATGTCTATGGCAAACGGTTTTGGGTTAGCACGGCAACAAGCTTATGACCTAAGCGAGGGCTTGACAGAACTGGCCTATGACCTGAGTTCTCTATATAACGAGGACACAGAACAGTCGGTCTTACGTTTGCAGTCTGCTCTTGCTGGCGAAATTGAGCCCATCCGTCGCTTAGGTATCTCAATTAGTCAGGCCACCTTACAGGAATATGCGCTTGCTCATGGCATTGATGAAAGCGTTATGTCTATGACAGAACAGGAAAAGGCATTACTGCGGAGCCTGGTTCTGATGGAGGGGGCCTCCCGGATCGGGGCTATTGGAGATTTCGCAAAAACCTTGGAATCCCCCGCAAATGCTATGAGAGTGCTGCGCCAGCAAATTACTCAGCTTGGTCGAGCGATTGGCACGGTGTTTGTCCCTATCCTCATTCAGGTAATTCCATGGGTTCAAGCATTTGTTGAGATATTGACGGAAGCAATTCAACGGTTTGCTGTTCTGGTCGGATTTGAAATGCCGGAATGGGAGACCAATGATTGGGGAGAAGATATCAAAGAAAATGCTGACTCCGCTGCCGATTCCGTTGGCGATACAACTGACGAATTAAAAAAGCTAAAGCAGCAGCTTTTAGGAATCGATGAACTAAATATCATCGGGGCATCCAACGAAATCAAATTGGATACTGGAGAAGCTGGAAAATGGACCGATGATCTTGAAATCCCGAATATTTGGGACAAAACCGCCCTTGATGCGTTAAAAAAGCAAGTGGACGAAATCAAACCTGTTTTGAAAGACTTGCTTGACAACTATATCATTCCCATCGGTTCTGCACTGCTTGCGTGGAGAATTGCAAGGACGTTGTTTACAGATATCGGCCGCCTTAAGGCTTTGCTAGGCGGGTTGATGTTCACGGTAGGTATTTCTTTGCTGATTGACAGTGTAAAAGACATTCTTTTTGGGGATGGACTAACATGGGAAAACATCCTAAAAGGCGCAGCTGGAGGAGCACTTGCTGGGGCTGGACTTGGCCTACTTTTGGCTAAGAAACTTGGCCTCACTTGGGCTGGTGGAATGCTGCTTGGAGCTGTTGTCGGTCTTGGACTTTCCTTGATGGTCATGTCCATTGCCTCTCAAATCAAAGACGGACTGAACTTTGGGAATGTCCTTTTAGGTGCTATTGGCGGTGCATTGGCTGGAGGAGCGCTTGGCGGATACTTTGCATTCAGAAAAAATCTAAATCCTGCGCAAGGGGTTCTTGGTGGCATAATTGCAGGAATTGGCGTGTCTCTCTTGATTTCGTCTATCACGTCGATTCTTCAAGATGGTCTTAACATTGGAAATGGGATCATGGGCCTCATTGGCGGAGCTTTGGCTGGATTTGGCATCGGCGCAGTCATTGCTGGAGGAGCTGGAGCCGCTTTTGGGCTAGTAATCGGAGTTGGATTATCTCTTGTGATTATGGGAATTACTGCACAAATTAAAGAGGGCGCTGCAACTCTTTCTGGTGGACTGATGACAATACTCGGGTCTGTATTAACTGGTGCGGGAATCGGCTCCGTTGTTCCTGTTATTGGTACTGCCGCTGGTGCCGTTATCGGACTTGGTGTTGGCATTGTTCTCGAAATTGTTGGTATAGAAGCGGCAGCAAATGCGGCGTATGCGGCGTCAGAAGATTTTGCAATCATGGCGGACATTCTTGACCGTTGCACAGAAGCGTCTGAACGCACAGACCAAGCGTTTAATAATATGAAAAATCGTTTAGAAGATTTTGATTCGTCTATTGCTGATTTCCAAGTTGCCAGACAGCTTGCAGACGAAATTTATGCCATTAACGATAATGCAAATGCATCTGCTTATGAATTAGATCAAATGGCGGTAAAAGTTCAAGTCCTGAACGATTTGAACATTGATGGGCTACATTTGGAAATTGATGAAACAACACAACGAGTTAAAGAAAGTAAAGCCGCCGTTGACGAGCTGATTGATTCTTTGGAGCGAGAGGCCAAAATGGAAGCCCTGCGAGAAATGCTTGTTGAGAGTTATAAAGAGCAATATCAGGCAATGCGTGATATGCAACAGGCGGCAAAGGATTATGATGCGGCCGCAGAAGCATTAAATAACACACAAAAAGAACTCAACGAAACAGACATTTTCAGTTGGGGGAAAGCCAGAGAACTTGTCGCTGCAAGAGAGAAAGAAACCGAAGCGGCAAAAGCCGCACAGGAAACATACATGCAATCGGTTCAGCTATACAGTGATCTTCAAAGTGAAACTCAAGGTCTTACAGATTCTATTATTGGGTTAAAGCAAGAAGAATCTGGAGTTGGAGACGCCGGTATTGATGGAATGGAAGATTTGAAAACGGAAATCAATCATTTTAGCCAATCTATTGATATGAGCCAGTTTGAAAATCTAGGAAAGCAAATGGCAGATAACATGTATAAGGGATTCACCAGTTCTGGCCTGCTGCAAGATGCCATCAAAAATCTCGGGAATGGCGCATCGTATAGTTCGGAAAATTCTTCCTCCCGTTCGGCCAACAGCTATTCTGTTCAGGATATCACTGCATACGCCTCCGGCGGCTTCCCCGAGCATGGGCAAATGTTCATTGCCCGTGAGGATGGGCCTGAGCTAGTTGGTCAAATGGGCAACCGAGCAGCGGTGGCGAACAATGACCAAATCGTTGACGGTATCGCTTCTGCTAATACCGGAGTCATCAATGCGGTCATGGCAATCGGTGCAATGATTACTAAGGCAGTCAACGATAAAGATACAACAGTTTCTCTGGATGGCCGTCAGGTGTCGAGGAGCCTGTACAAATACAACCAACAGACGCAGCGAGAAAAGGGCTCTCCCATTACATGAAAGGCAGGATAAAACGTGACATTGACTGTAAACGGAACGGATTTGACGCCTTATATTGCGTTCGGCGGCGTACAGTGGCAAAGGGCTGATGTAGACGGCCCAAATGCCACACGCTCAATCGATGATGCGTTTCTTACGAGAGATCGGATAGCCATAAAATATCGATTGGATATTACTTGCCGCCCATTGACGCTAGAAGAAGCAAGCCTCGTTCTCTCCTCTATTCTGCCCGAGTATGTCACAGTTACATATACAGACCCTATGGAGGGCGGAGATGTAACAAAGCAAATGTATTCAAACAACATCCCCGCCCAATTCCTAATCAAGACCAGAAATGGGAAAGAGTTATGGGGTGGAATCACATTCCCTCTGATTGAAAGGTAAAGAAATGGCAGTTAATCGAATTCTCGTTGGTGATATAGAAATAACGGGGATTTATAATCTGACGTCCGGAAACGTCAATTTAACTACTTCTCTTTTAAACGATGTCCTGGAAATGGACACGCTTGATTGTGACTTTAATAGTCAACTGGATAGTTCCACAATCTTGGCTACCATTGGGGAAAAGGTGGTTTACTACCATGGAGATCAGCAAAGACAAACCCTCTATGTAGATAGTATCAAACGAACTGGGCCTAGTTCCTATCATCTGTATGCGATATCAGCGGTATCCAAGCTAGACACTATGCTCCATCCCGGCGGAATTTACACCGGACAGACCGCAGAATCAATCATAAAGAATATTTGCGGTGAAATCCCCGTTATTGTAAAAAGCAATCTAAAGAATGTTAAGGTGTATGGATGGCTCCCCTATTGTAGCCCACCGAACAGCTCCGCACGAGACAATCTCAATCAAGTCCTGTTTGCTATTGGCGCTTGTCTTACTACCGATTTGAATGGTGTTTTGCGAGTGGAGACGTTTTGGGACGGAACCATATCGACAATAGATGCGAAAAAGACGGACATGGTTGGCTCAGTTACAGATAATCAAAAAATTAGCGCGATCTCTGTCATTGAACATCAGTTTGCGGAAGGACAAGAAAGCCAGGAGTTGTTTAATGGCACAGCTCAGAACGGCGATCTAATCATTTTCAATGAGCCGATGCATACCCTGTCTGCTTCCGGATTTTCCGTTTTGGAAAGCGGAGCAAACTACGCAAAAATCTCTGCCGGTACAGGGACGCTTACGGGGCTGAAATATATCCACAACAAGCGAAAAATTGCAAAGGTAATCAATGAAAATGTACCTGAAAATGAAAAAGGCAAAGAGAATGCCACACTTGTTTCTTTAGTGAATTCAGTTGCGGTTGCTGAACGGCTAGCGAGCTTCTATGCTTGCAATAAAACGCTTCAAGCTTCGTTTCTGACCGAAAAGGAAAAGCCCGGACAAGTTGTAAAGGTCATGGACCCATACGATCACGAAATCGTTTCTGCTTGTATTGAGTCGATGGATGTAAACATGTCCTCAACACTGAAAGCGAATGCCGAAATGCGAATTGGATTTATTCCCTCGCAAGTTGATGATTTCAAAACATTTGATGAACGCATCGTACTCACCGGATCAGGGACTTATCAAATTCCTACTGAAACAACTTTGATCCGCTATGTTTTGATCAGCGGGGCCCAGGGCGGCCATTGCGGGCAAAAAGGCGGGGATGTCGGTACATCACCGTCCGTATCCTGGACCAATCCTCCACCATTTGAGAACCAGTTACGCGGCTGCGGACTTGCAAATGGCGGAGCGGGCGGAGAAGGTGGCGCACCGGGCGCGGGGGCCAGAATCCTTGAAGGGGCTCTGGATATCTCCGGGATAGACTCTATTGTATATAGCTGCGGCGTTGGTGGCCTGGGAGCCTCCTATAACCCGAATGATCCGGAGGGCGCTCTTGGAAGCGACACAACGCTTGGTTCTGCAACCACGGCTGGAGCACAAGCCTCAGAGGCCGGATACACAGATCCCATCACCGGGGAAAAATACGGAGGGACCGGTGACCAAGGAATCCCTGGAGGAAAAGGCGCAGGAAAGGCGGCCACAGTTACAACCATCAACAGTGATACTGTCCAGCTCTTTGATCCAGCCGAAAACGTTACCGATGAGGACGGCAATACCTGGAACGGAGGCTTGACCGAAACTGACCCGGATGATCCAGAACGTGTTGCTATGAAGACGCGAGAGAATGACGGCGCCTACATTTGGTATAGCCGAGGTTTAGGTGCAGGTGCAGCTGCCGGTAAAAATGGTAATGGCCCCGGACCCGATGCATCGGTGTCTGTACGATCTTCATCAATTAAGGCTACTGCTGCATCTGGTGTAAATGGCGCGACACCAACCTTGACGCCCAAAAAGCCTGCCCAGTATGGCAAAGGTGGCCGCGGTGGTTATGGCGGCGGCGGTGCCAGCTCAGGAGGACTTGCCGTTGGCTCCACAGATTCCTCGGATTACACGGTATCAATCACCGCCGGAACCGGGGGAATCGGCGGTAATGGCGGTACTGGTGGCCCTGGCGGGGATGGCTGCATCATCCTATATATCAGCCGCCGCGTTCCTGTGGAACGCGGGCCTCTGGTAACATCGGACACAAAATGGTTTTTAGACAAGCATGGCAGAAGATTCATCACGTGAGGAGGTACAAATGGCAACGATTGAAGAACTCGCTGCAAAAGTTGCTGAACTCGAACAGCAGATGGCAGCAATCACGGCCCCGCCTACCGAGTATTACACCAGTGCATACAGTGGAGAGGAAATTGATGCAGCTGTCAAAAAAGTATCTGAAGGATTGGCTGGCGGCGTGGCCTCCTTCAATGGCCGGACCGGGGCGGTGTTGCCCCAGTCCGGGGACTACAACGCCACACAGATCCCGGTGAGCGGAGAGCCGGAGGCGGAGACCGTTGCGGCGGCTTTGTCTAATAAGGCGCCCGCTGGATATGGCTTCGGGGATGCGATACAGGAAATTGCGACCACCAGCGCGGAGGAATCCTATGAGACATACTGCGCCAAGGTAGACGCCGTACTGGACGAGATGCCGGACAAGACGGCAAAACTGGTACGGGCCTATCCGCCTGCGGTGTACGGCAAAGCGGGTACTACGGTATCGCTCTTATACAAGAGCGATGCGAACTACGTGGTCCTATCCAATATCGGCAGTGCAGACACGGCGCTGTGCGGATGGCGGATGATACGATTAAAAAAATCATCGTCAGAGCCGTCTGCTTGGCAGCCGTTTGAGTGGGAGCATCCGCCCATGCAGTTGGGCGTCGAGTACCGCACCACTGAGCGGTATAACAGCAAGCCAGTCTACAAGAAAGCCATAAACACCGGAGCCCTCTCTGCGGGAACATCCAAGTCTGTGGCGCATGGAGTACAAAACATTGGGCTACGGTTATCCGCACTGTACGGATTAAACAACGGTGGAGATAATCTGGTTAGCAATCCGGGTATCACTGGTATTTTGGTTGACGGATCAAACATCACCATAACGACAGCGGCGGGATTCAGCACGAGCAATTCCTGGGTTGTTATCGCCTACACCAAAACCACGGATTAAGGGGGACACCATGAAGATCATCAAATATCAGTTGGAAACAGAGATCAACTATGGTACTCCCGAGGAGCCGGACATTGAGACGCTACTTTCTCCTGTTACTGTGACCTATACGGAGGAGGCCTATGCTATCGCTCAGGCGGAGGCGTTTCAAGGGCAGATTACCGTGGAGGATGATGGGAAGCCGGAGCCGGAACCGGGAGCCGAGGACATTACTCTTGATATGCTGGCAGACCATGAGGAACGCCTGTGTATGTTGGAACTCACCACAACCACTGTATGACAGGAAAGGAGCAGGACCATGACAACTGTATACAATCTTTGCAAGCTGCTGATTGACCGGGGCCGCACTGACGGCCTTCAGGAGAAGATGGACGTGTATCTCGCCGCCGACAGGCTGACCCCGGAGGAATACAGCACCCTCAGCAAGATGATGACTGCGGAGGCGGCAGAGTAAGGAGGTCCTAATGGCTGACGAGAAGTGTATTCTGGACCCGCAGAGGGACTGTCTGGGCCTCCAGAAAGCTAATATGCTGGAGAAGCAGATGTCGGAATGGCGGGAGGCATCCCGCAGCACCCACAAAGAACTCTTTGACCGGATGCGGGAACTGGAAAAGGCGGAAGCCGCCCGGAATGAGCAGTACGACAATATCATGGAGAAGCTGGACCGACTGATCGCATGGCAGGAGGCCGAGCAGGCCAAGCCGAAAAAGCGGTGGGAAGCCATCGTGGACAAGTCCGTGTGGGCGGTTCTGGCGGCGGTAATTGCGTTTATTTTGGCCCGCATTGGGCTGTAAAAAAGCGACGCCCCCGAAGGAGCGCCGCAAGCCCGTAGTATTCGTTGTCTCCGTCCATTGCGACTTAACGCGGAGGGAGCGCTATCAAAACAGCACACGTCTGCACAACGGGCAATAACATCTTACATCATTAGAAACCGGCGGTCAAGCCGGATATTTGAAAGGAGCTTACTTATGACTACCAACGAAATTCTGAACAAGTACACCACTGGCGAAATGACCCTGCCCGAGGCGAACGAGGCGCTGAGGGAGGCGGAGGCGGGCTTTACCCTGGACCCCAACCGCAATGTAATCACTCAGGAGGAGTTCCTGGCGACCACGGCAGGGGAGACTCCCGACACCGTCAACGGCTATGGCCTGATGGACCACGGCGTAGGCTGCATGGAGAAGGTCCATGTGGTGAACGGCAAGACTGTGGATGTCAACATGGGCGCTGAGACTGCCTATGTGTACATCGCCGGGAAGAAGTACGAGCTGAAGGGCGACACCCTGGTGGAGCCGGAGGGCTGATATGGAGACACTGAAGAAGCGCCTCGGGAACCTGCTGGCGGTGAAGTCCATCGCCACCATCGTGCTGACGGCGGTATTTGCTTACCTGACCTGCACCGGCGGCGTGACAGCAGAGCAGTTCTTGACAGTGTACACCGTGGTGATCGCCTTCTACTTTGGCACCCAGGCGGAGAAGAAAGCGCAGGCGGACAATGGCAACAGTACGGGAACTCCTTGACATCGCCCGTGGAGAGCTGGGGTACAAAGAGACCCCAGCCAACTCCAACCGGACGAAATACGGTGCGTGGTACGGCCTAGACGGCCAGCCCTGGTGCGTGATGTTTGTGGAGTGGGTCTTTGCCCAGGCGAGTGTCAAGCTGCCCATTGAGACCGCCAGCTGCACAATCTTGATGAACGCCGCCAAGTCCGCCGGGAACTGGGTAACATCCAACTACCAGACCGGAGACGTGGTGATCTACGACTGGGGCGGGGACAAGCGCCCGGACCACTGCGGCATCGTGGAGGCGGTGGGCGGCAGCTCCATCACCGCCATCGAGGGCAACACCGCCATTGGCAACGATAGCGACGGGGGAGAGGTCATGCGCCGGACCCGGACGCTAGGGCAGATTTTGGGGGCTGTACGGCCCGCCTATGACAAGGAGGTCACTATGGACAATACACCGTCTCCCGCCCACAAGGAGGGCGTGGAATGGGCCGTAAAGAACGGCATCCTGACGGGCAACAGCGAGGGGGACCTGATGCTCTCCCGGCCTGTTACCCGGCAGCAGATGTGTACGATGCTGTACCGAATGTGGAAGCTGATGAAATAAGAGGGAGGACGTGAGATTGTGAGCGCAAAAGTGAAACTGCCTGACCCACTGGATAAGCTCTTGCGCTCTCAGCTGGAAAAAGTTATTGAAGAAGCAGCATTCCATACAGACGATGAACTGATCGCAAGGCGGCGTATTATTGATAAGTGGAATCAAATTGATGTGGCAGCAGAATTGGGCTGGTATCGTAGCACAGTTAGCGATCACGAAAAGTATATATTCCGGAGGGTTAAGGATGTAGCAAAACAGCTTTACAAAAATAAGGGAGCCGGGGATTGACCCGGCTCCTTTATCTTTATGTATGTTTTTTTACTGAGCGACATACGCATGTTCCGTTATCTCCATGGTCATTATCGTACCATAGGATGTTATAGATCGGCCCTGTCAAGAATCCGTACAGTCTAATTGTCCCGCCAAGTCTGAGTGAGTGGATAGCCTCTGCCTCGATACATAGCTCTGAAAATCTATCTCTGGCTGGCTTATTGAGCGATGCAACGTCGATCGCATGGTTCTGCTTTTTTGCTGAAATAAAAATGTCGCTCCAAGTCATGCGCTCGAAGTCTTGCAATTTTGGGAAAATCGTAGTCCAGAACTCATGAGAGAGACGTGGCTCATGAAAAGACCATCTAATATTTGGCTCCATATCGCAAGATGCCAGCCGCCAAGATGGATGCTCCTTCATAATGCTGTCCGGGTCTCCGCCCAGCTTGATGCCGGGTAACGGCACCCCGCCTTGTCTGACTTCCGATTTCGGAGTACCACCACATTTAACGCGCTTAGAGCCCGCCATAATACATTGCCATACTTTCCTTTGTGATAGGAGTGTTACACAGGGCTCCAGCGGGGAATCCACGTCTGGCATCTTGCCATGGGCCTTCCATGTGTGTGAGCTGGCTGAGCCACTGGGCATTTTTCTCTCCATAGTATTCCAGAATTTTATTGATGGTATCCTTTTGCCCATCGCTAAGGTTTTCGCTGCTGCCCTTCATTTCATCGGCAGAGACCGAAAATTTTCCCTGGCTGTGATGGAAAAGGGAAGGACACACAGGCCCGTTGGCCCATGCTTCAAAATCTTCGTCGAACAGGGGCGCATCATCCCATACCAAAGACCAAGCCTGTGAATAATAGCACAGCTTTTGAAGTTTCATCGTGGACATAGTGCCACACTTTTCAAGAATATATTTTGCGGTATCAAAAACACTTCCCATATTGCGTACCCCCTTTCTACCTACATTATATTCTTATTCTGAAAAAAGTAAACACGTAAAACCGCCGAAAATGACATGACCACATAAATACCCCCATAATTGCCACACAACTCCCACATGGATACCACCCATGCGGGGATTTTTTGTGAGAAAATTTAAGCATGGAGGACGTAAGGGACAAGGGCTGGTACACGTCGCCGCCCTCCTTGCGGCCTCCTGATTTCATTGATAAGGACGTGTTTTAAGTTGATCCTGAATGGTTCAGAACTGGTTGCCCGGCTAGTGGCCTGCGGCTTTACAGAGTCCAGCGCGTGGGACATCTGCATGAAATATGCCGCTGACGGCAATTACTCCGGTTTGGAAGGATACATCCACCAGCAGGAGCTTTTGTACGATGACAGGAAACAGTACGTTTGAATATTACAACGCCAATAGAGACGGAAAGAACGTGGGCGATTGCACCGTCAGAGCAATTTCCGTTGCCCTGGATCAGGATTGGGACACCACCTATTGGGGCTTGTGCTGGGAGGGTTACCTTGCCGCAGATATGCCGTCAGGAAATCCGGTTTGGGGCAAATATCTCCGCCGTAAAGGCTGGCGGCGCTATCTGCCGGAGTACGAGGATATGACTGTACAGGAGTTCGCTCATGAGCATCCCTATGGCGTCTATCTGCTGGCCTTGGACACTCACATCGTCTGCGTCTTTGACGGGCGCATCGTAGATACTTGGAACAGCGGCGGAAAGACCGTGCTGTATTACTGGATGGAGGATTGAGTATGCCGTATCAATATATGCCCGGCTATCAGCCGTATTATCAGCCGCCCATGGCGGACCAGCTTGCACAGCTTCGTGGGGCGCAGTATCAGCCCATGCCCCAGCAGATGCCGCAGGTACAGCCCCAGCAGGCGCAGGTCAGCGGGCAAAGCATGGTGTGGGTAAACGGTGAGCAGGAGGCTATGGGCTATCTGGTGGCCCCCAATTCCGCTGTGGCCCTGTGGGACAGCAACGCCCCCACCATCTATCTCAAGCAGGCGGATGCCAGTGGAAAACCATCTATCAAGGTCTATGACTTGGTGGAGAGAAATGCCCCCACGACGGCCCCTGCTGCCCCGCAGGCGGCTCCCGTGGAGTATGCTACCAAGCAGGACTTGGAGGCCCTTGCGGCCCGTGTGGAGGCGTTGAGCGCCAAAGAAAAGCCCGCCCGCAAAGCGGCAGCAAAGGAGGATGCGGAATGAACCCCTTTTTCCAGGCGATGGGCGGCAACAGACAGCCCAACATGATGCAGCAGTTTCAGCAGTTCATGAATCAAATGAAAGGCAAGGACCCCAACGCCATGATACAAGAGATGGTATCCTCTGGACGCATTTCCCAAGATCAGCTTAACCAGGTCCAGAAACAAGCCCGGCAGATGCAGGGAATGTTTGAGGGGATGCGGGGGATGTTCGGCAAGTAACCTTCTAACTCTCTAATTACTCTCAACTACTTGAGAGTTCTTTACAGTATCAAATTTCCGGCCGGAATTTGAAATAAAACTACAAAGGAGATAACACAATGAGTCTTTCTTCTGACGGAGCGGTCATGACCATGCCCGTGCAGCCTGCCTATCAGGGCGGAAACGGCGGTTTCGGCGGCTGGGGCGGCGATTGGGCCTCCTGGATTATCTTGTTCCTGATCTTCGGCATGTTCGGCTGGGGTGGCTATGGCGGCGGCTGGGGTGGTAACTCCGGCAATGGCCTGGGTTCTCCGTCCGGTCAGGGCTGGGCGACCCGCGCGGATATCAACGAGGGTTTTGCGCTCAACGGCCTCCAGAACGGCCAGACCTCCATCCGGGATGCCGTGAGCAACGGCTTCCATGGCGTGGATACCGCTGTGTGCAACCTGGGCTATCAGACGCAGGCGGGCTTTAATGCCATCGGCGCCCAGCTGGCGCAGTGCTGCTGCGATACTCAGCGAAGCATTGACGGCGTCCGGTACGACATGGCTACCCAGGCTTGCGATACCCGCAACACCATCCAGACCAGCACCCGGGATATCATCGACAACGCCAACGCCAACAGCCGCGCAATCCTGGACTTCCTGACCCAGGACAAGATTGCTACTCTGACGGCTGAAAACCAGAGCCTGAAGTTCCAGGCTTCCCAGGCGGCTCAGAACGCTTTCTTCACCGCCAATCAGGAGGCGCAGACTGCCGAGCTGATCCGCCGCATCAATCCCATGCCGGTCCCGGCCTATCAGGTGCCCAATCCTTATGCCGGATGTGGCTGCAATCCCTGCGGCTGCGGCTGCTAAAACCCAATACACCAACTTGTAAGAAAGGCTTACATGTTCGGCCCCGTGCCGATTTTGAACCATGCGGCGGGGCAACAGCCTCGCCGCTATCTTTTTGAAAGGAATGAAGTTTATGGCTGAATACAGCAACAGCGCAATCGTAACCGTTGCCGCTGGTCAGAACGTGCCTTTTACTGAGGAGGCCAACACGGGCAAGCCCTGCATTGTGCATCGGGAAGGCGCTGGACTTGTGACTCTTCGCGGGCTAACGAACCAGTGCCGGGCAAAATTCAAAGTCTCCTTTGGAGCGAATATTGCTATCCCCACCGGTGGGACCGTGGAGGCCATCACGGCAGCGATCTCCATCAATGGTGAGGCGCTGAACGCTTCCACCGCTACCGCCACCCCGGTTGCCGCAGAGGATTTCTTCAATATTTATGTTTCCGCTGTGGTTGATGTCCCTCGTGGCTGCTGTGTTACCGTAGCCGCCCGAAATACCAGCACCCAGCCTATCCTCGTTGCCAACAGTAATTTTATTGTTGAGCGTGTGGCTTGAAAGGAGAGTCAAGAATGTATATGCATGAACTGAAAGAAAAGCTCTGCGAAGAGTTGGAGGAGATCGCCCGCAAGCCGGAGATGTCTGCCGGGGACCTGGAGGCCGCCCACAAGCTGACCGACACCATCAAGAACATCGACAAGATCGAGATGCTGGAAGAGGACGATGGGTACAGCCGGGCCGGGAACTGGGAGGCCGATATGCGCGGTACTTATGCCCGCGGCTCCAGCTACCGTGGCCGGAAGCGGGATTCCATGGGACGTTATAGCCGGGATGGAAGATATTCTCGACACGCATCTCCTGACATGATGGATAAGCTACAGACGATGATGGATAATGCCTCAACTGAACGTGAGCGTGACGCCATCCGGCGTCTGATGAACGAGATGGAGATGGAGTAAGGGGGTGGCCCTATGGGCGAAACTGAAGCTCGTGGTTGGCTACTGCTAAAAATTGCCGAGTGTATGGGCGAGGAACCATCTGACCGTATGGCTGACAGACTGGCAACATATAACGGAGCCTATCAGGCGATTTGCCAGTGGGAGGGCCAGCGCCCAAGAACTAGCAATTTGCAATCTAATAAATCGTTCACTCTAGCTGACGCAGAGGACTGGACATCTCGTATGGTAAACGCCGACGGAACAAAAGGGCCGCACTGGACTCTGGAGCAGGTTAAACAGATCATGGCCCAAAGAAACATACCCGGAGACCCGGCGCAATTTTGGGCTGCAATAAATATGATCTATTCTGACTACTGCAAGGCCATCCAAAAAACATCAGCGAATACCCTGGACTTCTATGTTTCGATCACCAGGGCATTTCTGGATGACGAGGACGCCAACCCCGACAAACTCAAACTCTACTATGACCATATCGTCAAGCATTAAAATGACCCCGCTCTCAATTGAGAGCGGGGATTTTATATATGCAAGTCAACTATATGCAAAAATTATACTTTCAAAAAAGCGAGGAGCAGGTATGGGGCATTATGGGTGACTTGATGGACACGCTACAAGTTGCTAATCTGAGAATATATAATGGAGTAATTCGAAAGATTAGAGGATTGCGATGTTACTTACATGTTACTAACAAACCCAAAATCTTGTGGACAAAAAGAAACCCTAAAACCTTTGCGGCTCTAGGGCTTTCTTTGGTGGAGACTACTGGACTCGAACCAGTGACCTCCTGCGTGTGAAATATAATACTATGCTTTTCCAAAACGGTGTATAGAGGTTAAACCAAGCAATTTCAAGGAAAATCGAAACTTAAATCGAGGAAAATTTTTAAAAACTTTTTTCGGTTACTAACAAATTTCTAACAATTTTCGACTGCCTGTATCAATTCATCTGCGTCTGTATGTACATAGATATTTGCTGTGGTGCTGTAATCCGCATGGCCCAGGATTTTTTGCAAGGTCTCCGGAGCCATGCCCTGTTTTCTTGCCCAGCTGGCGTAAGTGTGCCGAGTGCAATGTGGGTTTTTCTGCGGAATGCCCAGTTTTTTCAACAGAGGGTAGTAATCCCGTTTTCGGTAGTTTTCCGGGCGGTGCTGTCCGGTATATCCAGACAGGAGCAGCGGTCCGTCTGCCTGCTGAGCGAAGTACGCAAAGCATCTACGCCCCTCGGGCCGAATGGGGATGATGCGGTTTCTCCCCGCCTCTGTTTTTTCTCCGCCTACGACATAGGTGCCGTGGTAGTCCGCAAGAGGAAGTGAGAACAATTCTCCAATACGCATACCTGTATAAATCAGCATGAGAACGATTTTCGCCGTTTCGCTGTTATCAGCTTCCAGTTTTGCGATTTCTTGATCTGTAAAGATGTCTTTTTCCTTTTTGACGTTTTCCGGGAGCCGGACGAATTTGGCAAAGTTGGTGGTGCAGATTTCCTCCCGGATAGCCCATTGGGACATCTGCGTAATCAGTTGCTTGTACTTTGACACGGTGGAGTGCGACTTTTTCATGTGTGGGTCTAGGGCCGACTGAAAATCTGCTGTGCGCAGATCCCTGAATTTCTTCTCGTGGAGCGGGGCGAACACAGCAAAGGCCCGGTTATATCCCTCAACGCCCTTTTCACCGATTTCCTGATAATGCTCCGCTTTCCATATCTCGAATACCTCAGCAAATGTCATGTTGTACCGCTCCGACAAGTCCCGACCAGACAGTTTTTCCAGAGCTTCTATAGCGTCTGTCTTACGCTCGTAGTATCCGATGATTACTTTATTCTTGGCGGCTACCCATGGGCGGCGCCGACGGCCGGACAGCTTATAGACTGTTCCGGTGCCATTGGCCCGTTTCAGGGCTTTTCGTGGGGGAGTGCCACTCTGTTTCTTCCCACAGACAGGACAGTATATAGCCCCCGCTGGGAGCTCCGCTTTGCAACGTATACAGTTCAAAAAGACACCCCCTTATGAGTACGCCGCCAGGGGAGACCTGACGGCGGTTTTTATTGGGCTTTCTTGAGATCGTTAATCTGGTTAGTGTGCATACGGATAATGTCCTTGAGGAAAGCGATTTCTTCTTTCATGCTGTCAATCTCGTCTCTGGTAATTAACTTCTTGTTGATAGAGGAGATGTTTTCAGCCATAGCCTGCATATTTGGACGGATTTCATTTTCAAGCGTCAGATTGATTTTGGAAATTTCCTGCGATACGGTGTCTAACTTTTTTCCCTGCGCTTCCAGTAATTCTAAAATCTTTTCTTCGTTCGTCATGGAAAAGCTCCTTTATTGCGCTTTCTTCAACTCATTGATCTGCTGAGTATGTAACTCCACCGCTTTTTCCAGATCGTCCACCCGGTCCTCCAAGATGTCTATGGCCTCTTTAGGGACAGGATTGATCTGCTCACTGAGGGCTTGGAATTTGGGGTCAAAGTAGGCTTCCATGAGTACCATAGTTTCGCTGATGATTTCTTTTTTCTGCTGGGCCATTTTAGAGTCCATTAACTGGGCAATAGCCTGTAAGTCTTTTTCATCTAACATTTTGCGGTCTCCTTATCAAAAAAGGATGTCTTTTTTCAATTCTCCAATTTTATACATAGTACGGATTTGGTTTCATTAAAATTGCAATCAAATCAATAATGCACCCGATCAATAATAAGCCACCAGTAAAGATATAAATGACGCCCATTAATATTTTCCCTTCATAGAATTTATGAGCGCCAAAAACTCCAAGGAAAAGGCAGAGGACAAAAGCTACCCATTTGTTTTTTTCTTTCCCTCTGTTCTCCATTTTGACATCAACGGTATTTGTGTTGGTGTTTGTATTATTTATTACAACGGGTTGCTGATTTGCCTTCAAATCTTCAACTTGCTTTCCGCAAATCGGGCATACGATGCAATCTTGATCTATCTGCTGGCCGCAATGCTTGCAAAATTTTTTCCCTGGTTGCAAAATTTCATTTCCCATTTTATCATCTCTCTAAAAAATATTTTTTGTTGCACGCTTCCGTGCAATTTCGACACAACGTTAAGCATATATTGTAAACAAAAAGGAGGAATGTCAGATGAACCTTGAAAAAGACCTGATCCAGATTATCAGCAAAAGCACAAACAAGGAGGCCGCTATTCTGACTGCGATGGAAGTAATCCACGCTGAACTAGAACGGCTTTTATCTGAGCCAGAATTCCCGCTTTCAGATCATCAGGCAACAAGCGGAAAATCTGAATAAGTTCTTCTTCCATCCCGTCTACCTTTTCGGTGGGCGGGATTTCTTTTTGCCCAGTCAGAAAAGAAACTTCAACTCCGAACAAATCTGCAATTCTTTGGATGGTCGTTTCTGCTGGAACAGTTTTCTCGTTTCTCCATTGGGAGACCGCTGATGCTGTTACGTCAGCCTTTTCATAAAATTCTGCTTTTGTCATTTTTCGCTCTTTACGGAGCCTATCAATCTGAGCGAGAAAATAAATAATGTCCATAAAGTCCCTTTCAAAATCACTTAATAAAATTAAGAATAAGGGCTTGACATTAAGAGGCCAATGCTATATACTTAATATTGTTAAGTGATTAAGCCACAAAAAACCAGGCCCACTTAATATTGGGCTTGCACCGTTTTCTATTGTCCTGACAATCCAATATTAAGCGGTGCAGCCCAAGATGTCAAGTAATATTAAGCGTTTTGGGGGTGAAATTTTGAGATTTAAGGAATGCAGGGAAAAAGCGGGTCTTTCACAAAGGGAAGTTGGGGACAGACTTGGTATTTCCGATTCTGCTGTTTGCCTTTGGGAGAGAGAACAGGGCGGATCACTTCCTAGAGCTAGTATGCTCCCTGCAATCGCAAAGCTCTACGGCGTCACCGTAGACAAGCTTCTTTCGGATCAGGGCGAAGGGTGAGGGGAGGTGAGAGAGATGGACAATCAGCAGATATTAGAGACGCTCGAAAAGCAGCTGCAACTACTTTCCGAGCGTTCCAAGAAGTGCATATCAGATAGCGACTTGGTAGCACTTTCTAATGCAATGCTTAGCATTAGTCAGTTGCTTTTAAATCCTTGAACCATCCAGATTTAGCTTTAATTCGGTGGTCTTTAAGGATTTCATAGTACGCTTCTTGATACATAGTATGAATTTCTGACGGTGTTTTTTCTCTAAGGTCTTGATTTTGCAGATAAAGCATCGCAAGTGCCTCTGCATAGCTATCAGGAAACGTCTTGAGAGTTTCATTAGACATAAGGCTCACCCCCTTTCTCCCCTCATCCTATCACATTCAGGGAGAAAGGACAATAAAGATGCCCCCGCCAGTGCTAGCGACACCGACGAGGGCTGCGGAGACCTATTGAAAGCGCCAACAGGCCCGCGAGGACAGTATACCATTCCTCCGGGCGGAAATCAATCGCAAGGAGGAATTTACTTTGAACGAAAACAGCACCATCAAAGACCTGGAGTTCCAGGCACGCAACACGAAGTATCTGATGGACAGGCTCAACCGGGCGGCCTACGGCATGACTTTTGACGAGGCAATCCGGCTGGGTAAAGAGAATCCCCCGCCGTGCTGCGAACACGACGAGGGCAAGGATTGAGCGAGTACAAACAATCCCTTTGGATACAGTATATCGCCTCCAGAGGGAGAAATCAAGGAGGTTTTTATGATTGAAGCATTGACAGCAGCTGAAGCAACAGAAGTCCTTCGCAATGCGGGGCTGCGTATTACTCCTGAGACTATCCGGGAGGGCATCCAAAAGAAAGTTTTCCCGTTCGGAGACTGCGTAATGGCCGAGGACGGCAAGAAAGTCAAATGGTGTTATATCTATAAGGCTTTGCTGGATCGCTGGATCGCCGAAAGAACGGTGAGCGCATGAGCATTGAAATGGGTATAGGGACGGTAATCACAATCATCGGCACAGTCAAGGTTGCCGGATGGTTCATGCGCTTCCTTTCCTGGATGGAGGCGAGCGGTGAAAGTCGGAGACCTACAAGGAGGAATAACGCATGGATAAACAAGAATTGAAGGCCATTTTGGGCAAGCACTTGAAATGGCTACGAGGCGAAGATGGCGGAGAACGGGCCAACCTGTCCGGGGCCTACCTGTCCGGGGCCAACCTGTCCGGGGCCTACCTGTCCGGGGCCTACCTGTCCGAGGCCAACCTGTCCGGGGCCGACCTGTCCGAGGCCGACCTGTTCGGGGCCAACCTGTCCGAGGCCGACCTGTCCAGGGCCAACCTGTCCGGGGCCTACCTGTTCGAGGCCAACCTGTC